GGGCAGAGGCAGAAGGCGGGGCAGAGGCAGGGCAGGGGCCGGGGCCGGGGCAGAGGCAGGGGCAGGGGCCGGGGGTGAAGGCGGGGCGGGGCCGGTCGGCGTCGGTGAACTGAAGGGACTTAGTGCGCGGTGTCGGGTTTATGGGTATTATCGTCATCAGGCCCGGATTGAGAGACTAAGTAAATGTCATACACACTAGTTCGCAGGTATCTGGAAGTAGGGCGGGTTCCGACGATTGATGACATGTTGGAAAACGAACTAGTTGTAAACGTCACTGACAAAATAGCTTTTGTCAAAGTAAATGACGCAATTGTAACTTTGCCGTTTGGAGCCTCGTCCGGGGGCTCGGGAACAGTAACTAGCGTAGCTACCTCAGTTACAGGAGCTGGGCTAACTGTTACGGGAGGGCCAATTTCGACTTCTGGAACGCTCGTCTTTGAGTTGTCGACTAACTTAAAGGATTGGAGCGGAGTATCTCCATCAACGAAGTTAGACGCTACTCACGAAGGGACGGGAGGTACGGCGCATTTGCTCGCTACTGGAAGCGTTCCAGGGTTCTTGTCAAGTTCGGACTTCACTAAGCTTGCCGGCATAGCTACGTCAGCTAACAACTATTCACATCCTACCGGGTTTTCCAACCAACCGACGGTAGCACTCTCCAATGCTGCTGTAGTTTCTCAAATCACAATTAACACTAATGGACACGTTACAGCTGTAGTTACTAGAAACCTTACTGCGGCGAACATAGGGGCGGCAGCATCTTCGCACGTTCTCGATTCAGCTTCTCACACTATTTCAGGTAAAACTTCAGGGCAGATGCTTTTAGCAACTGCAGCAACTACGTTTGCTTTTGTCACCGCTACTGGAGATATTTCCATTACTGGCGGTGGAGTTACTCTCATAGCTAATGCTGCGGTTACTACTGCGAAACTGGCGGATACTTCTGTTACTAATGCTAAACTTTCTAACGTAGCCACAGCAACTATCAAAGGAAGAGTTACTGCTGCGACTGGAGTGCCTGAAGACTTAACTGCTACTCAGGTTAGAACTCTAATAAATGTTGCAAACGGGGCCACTTCTAATGTTGGAACTGTAACAAGCGTAGGGATTACATTCCCTTCAATCTTTTCTGTTACTCCTGCTACTATTACCACTTCTGGAACTTTTGCGGTAACTTTTGCTACTCAGACCAGCGCTCTTGTTTTTGCGTCTCCGGTTTCTGGCACGGGTGTTCCGACATTTAGGTCTTTAGCTATAGGGGACCTGCCTGTAGCTGCTTCTGGGGTCAGCAACGCTACCAGCGTAGTTAGAGCCGATGACTCTAGATTGTCGGATTCTAGGATTCCGACTGGGCACGTTCTTGATTCATCTTCTCACACTATTTCAGGTAAGACTTCAGGGCAGATGCTTTTAGCAACTGCAGCGACTACGTTTGATTTTGTCACGGCTACTGGTGATATCTCGATTACTGGGGCCGGAGTTACCCTTATAGCCTCTGGCGCTGTCAATAATAATAAGATGAGCGACGTAGGTACAGAAACTCTTAAAGGAAGAATTAACTCCGGTACTGGAAAGATTCAAGACTTAACTACTACTGAGGTTAGAACTCTCATAAATGTTGCAAACGGGGCCACTGCTAACGCTTCTGATGCTAGCTTAAGAGACAGAACTACTCACACTGGTGTTCAAGCCCAGTCTACTATAACTATGGACACCAACAGGCTGCTTGGCCGAACTACTGCGAGTTCTGGCGCAACTGAGCTAATTACTGTTGGAACCGGATTAGTCTTGTCAGCGGGAGTTCTGAGTACAGGGGCTACCGTTCCTCTTACTACGTATGGTGCGGCCCACACTTTCATTATAGCCGACGTAGGTACGGGAACTCAGAAAACTACAACTTCCGCGCTTACTTTCACTATCCCTGCTAACTCAACTACGTCTTTCCCTAACGGGTCTATCATAACTGTCTTGAATAACGCCAGCTCGGGCAACTTAACGATTGCAGGTGCAGGCGGGGTAACTATTAGGTTAACCGGAACTTCTACTACAGGCAGCAGAGTAATAGCGCCTTACGGGGCAGCTACCTGTTGGAGAGCATCTAGCGATCTTTGGTTTGTTAGCGGAGCGGGAGTCTCTTAATGTCAATTCACCAACTAATGAGAGGACTTTCTCTCCCTCCGCTTCCTCTGAATTTTGCTCTAACTCAAGTAGAAACTGTTTCTGGTCTAGTTGTGGCAAGAGTCAACACTAGCGGCGCTATTGGCAATTACGATTCTGCTATCGCTACTAATAGTGTTCTAAGGTTTCAGCCGCAAGGGACTATAGAGTTCATTCAATACACCAACGCAGGTGGAATACAACTTTCAGCAACAGATACTGACGGAACTTGGTATACTGGAGTTTTTGCCCCTTCTCTTTACGCGATACAGTTCACTCTTGTTTCGGGAGATACGGGGGTGAACGGATTGTCGGCGGGATTTAGGAATCTCTCTAGTACTAGAAACTTTAGCTGGAATTATGTGTCTTTTGCAGCAGGAAGAAACTCCACCATTAGAGCAGAAATAAGAAGAGTTTCGGATTCTGCTGTCGTTTTTACCAAAGATATTACTTTGGTTATGACTCTCGTTTAAGGAGCTTAAAGTGAATAGTTTTGCGCACGGAAATCCAATAAACCATTTAGTCAAAGACCTAGAAGACTCTAGAAGGTTTATAGACACTGGCTTAGCTATTAGGCTTAACGAGATAATAAAAGACGTGCTGCCCAGTAGAGGCCCTGCAGAAGAAGACGAAGAGTTCGGGGAATTTTCTATAACCAAAGCTCTTAAGAAACAAATGAAAACCTTGAAAAGGATTCAGGATGTTGCGGCTACGTCTGATGATGTGGGAGAGCTTAAAGCTGTGCTTACGGCATCAAGAGACATAATTACGCAGATGACTAAGCTAAAAGATATTGTGGACGCAGAGGGCGCGCTTAGAATAATAGAAGATTCCCTTGTTGAATGCTTAGACGAACTTGGAGACGAAAAATTAAAAGAAAAGTTTCGAGAGCTCATCAACGCCAAGACCAAGCACGCAAAAGACCTAAAGAGGAATAGCTAATGTCTACAGTCCTGCAGAGAGTACAGGACTCTGTACTGAGAATAAATGATAAGCTGATTAGGAACGCAGCTCTCCCAAACATACCTAATTGGATGATCGAAAACACCTACTTAAAAGGGAAAAGATGGAGCTTTAAGGACCACGAGTTTCAGATAGCGATTGCATCGGATACCTCTTCTCAAGTAGTAGTTAAGAAGTGTTCGCAGGTAGGGATTTCTGAGCTGGAAATCAGGTTCATCTTGGCCTTCCTGTACATTAAGCCGGGCCTGTCAGCGATCTACGTACTGCCTAGTAGAATCTTTGCGATGAAGTTTTCTAAGAGCCGGATCGACCCCGTGATTAAGGGGTCCCCGGAGCTAAGTAGAAGGCTGGTAAGCGGGGTGGACGGGGCCGAGCTTAAGCAAATAGGAGATTCCTTTCTTTACGTCGGCGGAGCAAACTCAGACTCTCAGGCCATTTCCATTCCTGCTGACCTTTTAGTAAGGGACGAGTACGACTTTGGAGATGAAACCGTACTTGGCAAGTACAGCTCAAGACTTAGACATGCCGAGAACGGAGGTCTTTCTAGAGACTTCAGTACCCCTACTGTGACTGGCTACGGAATTGACGCGCTCTACGACAATTCCAGCAAAGCTGACTACATGTGCAAGTGTGAGAAGTGCGGCACATGGCAAGCTCCTGACTTCCACAAGCTTGTAAGAATTCCGGGATATGACGGGGAGTACTCGAAATTTACTTCTCTGGACGTATCTCGATATGACATTGAGGCGGCTATAGTAGCCTGCATGAAGTGTGGCACTGATCTAGGCCCTTCTCTTTCTAACCCTAAAAACAGAGAGTGGGTACACAAACACCCAGGCAAAACAGTGTCCGGCTACTCAGTCTCTCCATTGGACGTTTATGCCTACAACCATCCCCCTAGACTAATTGACCAGCTTAAGCTCTATCCGCTAAGATCAGACTACGAGAACTTCGTTATCGGGCAGACTCACAGCGATGACACTACAGAAGTTAACTTAGCTAGGGTAAAACAAACTACCGAAGGGTACGATGAAACTACAGGCGAAGGCTGTTCTTTAGGAATCGACGTTGGGCACGTTCTTTACGTCACTGTCGGCAAAGTGATAAACGGAAAAGACAACTTCATAGCAAAAATTGTCATAGACACTAGAGAGACTAACCCGATAGAAAAAATATCAGAGATAGTGAAGCAGTACGGAGTCAAGAATATAGCTATCGACTCTAACCCTGACCTTACTCTGGTGAGAAACTTAGTCGAGCGCTTCCAAGATGTAATACCAGTCTACCCCTGCAACTACGTGGAAGATTCTGGAAAAGACATAAACTTTGTTAGCGTGAATTCTAACGGAGTTGCTAACATAAAGAGGACTAAGGCTTTAGACGAGCTTGTTTCCAGAATAAATAGTCTTCAGTGCGTATTCACAGACGGTCCCCACCGTGCTACAGTTCTGGAGCACTTCAAGGGAATGAAGAGAGTCAGAAAAAAGAACGATAAAGGAGAAGAAGTTGCTAGATGGGTTAAACTAAATAACTCAGATCACTTTTTCCATTCAACCCTTTATTGCTCTGTAGCCATGTATCTCTTGGGAATTGACGACCAGACCACGAAAAACTCTTATCCAATAATTGCCCCAACTTTGGCAGAGATTGGCCTAGTAAACCAAAGTAGGAGTACTTCGGATGCTTTCAGAGCTAAAGAAATGGTGGATTTCTTTGGGGTTAGGTAAAACCAATTCTCTAGAGGGAAATAAAGTGGAAGACTTTGAACAAGCTAGCGGGAAATACGGAGACAGAACTCTAATAGTCTTGGAAAGATTCAAGTTTTCAAATCAAGGAACTTTAGGTAGACTTCTAGATAAAGATGGGGGTTCGTTTAGCGGCCTAGTGACACTTGAGCTTCCTTGGAAAGATAACGCTAGATCGGTGTCCTGTATCCCCAGAGGCAGCTACAAATGTTCTCCGGTAGTCTCTCCTAGGTTCGGAGATTGCTATCAAGTAGATGAAGTTCCGGGAAGAAGTCATATTCTGTTTCATCACGGAAATTTTGCAGGAGATAGGTCTTTAGGAATGAGAACAGACTCAAACGGCTGCATTCTCTTAGGGTACAAACATTCAAAGCTACAGGGCCAAGATGCAGTTTTGAGTTCTAGAGTAGCCAGAACTTTGTTTGAAAGCAGTCTTGATAACCAGTCATTCGTCTTAGAAATTAGGGAGAGAATCTAATGGCCGTAGGAGAGTACCTTACGTCTATTCTTGCTGGCGGGGCAACTGGTCTTTTAGGGACTGGTATTTCTAGAGTTTTCAGTTTCTTTGAGAACAAGCAAAAGTATAGACAGCAGCTTGAACTTCTCAGGATAAACCGAGAAGCTGCTAAAGAAGAGTCAGAGTACAGGTTGAAAGAAGCCGAGCTGTCAGGGAAGCTCAAGCTCTCCCAGATCGAGGAAGAGGGCCGGGCTGCGTCTGAGGCGGGTGCTAACCTAGCCCTAGGCAATAGCTACTTAGAAGCTGCTACGAGGTGGAGTGAGGGCAACAGCCCTTGGATGGTCTTTGTTGACGTGCTTCGAGGGGTTACTCGTCCCGGTTTGACTATCTTGCTTTGCCTTACAGCTTTTGTCATGTGGACCAGAACTGAGGATAAAGACCTTGAGAATCAGATTGTAATGACTTTCTTGTATCTCAATACTTCTGCAGTTCTCTGGTGGTTTGGCAGCAGACCTTCTAGCTATAACAAAGTTAGGTGAACAATGCTTAATTATCCTTTCATGCTGAAAAAAGGCCAGCGCAAGGCTAGACCTTCTGGAGATTTTCCCTTTTGTGTGGCAGAATACGTCCAAGAAATCGAGAAAACCGAGAAAACTGGGAATAGAGGTAAGCCTTACATGTCTTTGAACACCGAAAACACAAATAGGCTAAACAGCACAAAGCTAGTAGAGGCTATGGTTATAGCCTTGCTTACTACTTTGCTTATTTACCTGCTCGCTATTCCTAAACTGGAAGAAAAGATAACTACGCTTTCTAAGGAAGTTGAAGGGGTCAAGCTTGAGGTAAGGGAGATTAGGTCCGACATATACGTACCTGCGCACAGGGCCGGTCCAAATAATAATAACAACGACGAGAAAAGGTAAGTAACGATGGCCGCTAAGTTACCAGATTTAAACATACCTCTTCCAAAGAGAGTTGCTACAGCGGCTAAAGCTTCTACGTTGCCGACAACTAACGCAGGGAACGGGGAACAGATATCCCGGTCATCTGCTTATTCTTTACTAAATAACTCTGTTGCCAACTACAGAAACGCTAGTAACGTAACTCAGCTAATCAGGCATTTTTGTAGGGCAGAAGGTTCCATATCTTCTGCCCTGCATTCCTTAGTCCAGGTGGCTAACAACACTTTTACCATAACCGCTTTCGACGCAAAGACTCACGAGTTTTCGGTTGAAGGGACCAAAGTGGCTGCTGCTATTAGAGCTTCTTTTGAAACTCTGTACGACTTTAACGCCGGATTTTCTACTAAGAAAAGCTTTGAAAGTCTCAATGCCCATCTTATAAGAGAAGCTGCTATTACTGGCGCGGTAGCCGCAGAGCTGGTAATTAACAAAGCTTTCGTTCCTGATAATATTAGCGTTGTTCCGTTTGAAAGCTTGAGACCAATGTCTAACGGCAAAGGTAGCTACTACTATGACCAACTTGTCGCAGGAGGCGACGACATACCCTTAAACATTCCTAACTTCTTTGTTAGCTTTGTTCAGAGTGACGCAGGACAGCCTTTTGCTATTTCAATGTTTGAATCAGCCATTAAGCTTCTCTTAATGTTTGAAGAGTTTCTGGAAGACATTAGAAGAAGCATCAAAGTTTCTGGTCATTCTAGAACTATGGTTACTTTGGACTCAGGGAAAGTTGTAAGTACGGCGCCCGCAAACATAAAAGAAGACCCTGCAAAACTAAAGCTATACATGGAACAAGTCAGAGACGCGGTAGCCGCGCAGCTCCAAAGTCTGACCCCTGAGCAGGCCTTAGTTATGTTTGACTACGCTGAAGTAGAAGTTCTCAACTCCGGCCTAGGAACTAAAGTAGATTACACCCCTCTTCTTAGCGTCATAAGCGGCCTGTACGCAACTTCCATGAAGACGCCTCCCTCTGCTATAGGTTTGAGGCTGGAAGGTGGTTCGCAGGCTCTAGGCAATGTTGAAAGCTTGATATTTCTTAAGGCTGCTGCAGCCCTGCAGACTCCGATAGAAGAAGTTTATAGCCGCATGCTGACTTTAGGGTGCAGAGTTCTGGGATCAGACGTTTACGTAGAATTTAAGTTTGACACGATAAACTTAAGGCCTGCCGACGAACTTGAAGCTTTTAAGACTATGAAACAAACGAGAATTCTGGAACTTCTCTCCCTTGGATTGTATTCTGACGACTACGCTGCACATCTTCTGGGCACGGGATTCCGGCCAGCAGGAGCGCCGGTTCTTTCTGGAACTATGTTTCATTCTGGAGACGGCAATCAAGTTTCTTCGTTCCCCGGTGATACAGCTATGGGCAGAACTTTACAGCCCGACAAAGAAGTCCCAAGAAAAGGTGGAGGTAAGTCACAGTGATTATTCTTTCTAGCAGCGACATTTGGTTGGGCTCCGAGGCCTCTCTCTCAAGCGTAGTAGCCACTTTGGAGAAGTTCAACTCTTCCGAAGCTGCTCTGTCAAGCAGACATGATGAAGACGGCGAAGACAACCCTGTAGGCTACAGGGTAGACTCAGGGGTAGGTGTAATTAGCATCACAGGGCCAACTCTTTCTTCTTCTAACTGGATTACTAGGTATCTAGGAATAGTAACCTACGAAGACATTAAAGAAAGAGTAGTAGAAGCTTTAGAAGACAACAATGTTAAGGAAATTTCCTTTTTTATTGACAGTCCGGGCGGGTCCGCGAAAGGCGTTAAAAGCCTGAGTAGCTTTGTAAGTAAAGCAGGCAAGCTGAAGAGTACTACCGCGTTTAGCGAAGGAACTATGTCCAGTGCTGCGCTTTGGTACGGAACCGCGTCGAACGAAGTAGTTTTAGACGAAGATTCTACAGCAGGCTCTTTAGGGGCAATTGCAGTTCATACTTCTATTGTCGAGATGCGCAAGAGAGACGGAATCGAAGACACTATTTTGCGCACGGCAGAAAACAAAGCTTTGGGCCACCCTTTAGAAAAGCTTTCCGATAAAGCCAAAGAAAAGCTAATGGAAGGAATGAACTTCCTGCACGACAGCTTTGTTGAAGGCATTGCCCTTAACAGGAGTTTGCAGGTTTCTACTGTAAATAACAAGATCGCAACTGGTGACGTTTTCAGGGCCAGTAAGGCGGTCAGTCTGGGCCTCGCCGACAGGATTGATAGTGCGGAAGGAGTCTTGTATTCTCTTGTCCAGAAGGCCGCGAAAGCTAGCGGAAAGCAAAGCAGAAATGCTAAACTAAGCGCAACTCAAAGTGAAGAGGAACTAAACGTGAAGAGAAAAGGGTTATCTACCGCAGTACTTGCCGCTTTAGCTGCAGGCGTTCCAATTGAAAACTTGCAGTCCGACATTGATGAACAGGGATCGGAGCAGGAAAGTTCTACGGACGTAGTAGAGCTGGAAGCTTCTCCGGCAGAGCAGGACGCTTCTACTGAACAGGCCGTTACTGCTGTGATTGCGGCCCCAAAAGACTCTGAACTTGTTTCGTTCCTTAAGTCTTCCCTTGAGGCGGCTAACTTAAGAATCTCGGACCTTTCGATGGCTTCGGCCTCTCTTATTGCTGAAACAGCAGAGCTTAACAAAACGGTTTCCCTTAAGAATTCGGAACTGACCGCGCTCAGAGTTCCGTTAATTGAGCTGACCACTAGGTTTGCAGTCGCTTGCAATGTTTCTTTGCCTGACCTTCAAGCCTTAGATACTTTGTCTCTTTTAGCTTCGTACAAAATGGTTAACGACACTCTCCTTAGTAACTTTGGAAAAGGTCAAGTAACTAAAACCACAGGTGAAGTCGAAACGCCTAAGCCGGCTTCAACTCCTGTTGCACGGGCCAGCAAGGCCACAACTTTAGGCTCCAAGTAAAGGAATAGAGACATGGCAGAGTTTATTTTCGGTGTAAAAGCAGGCCTTGCTGACGACGCGGTTTTTTCTGCCGCGTTGGGAGTTAATGTGGCTGGCAAGCTTACTAGTCTTGACTCGTTTAAAGTAGTCAAGCTTATCGGTGACAGCCGTTATGGGCTGGCAATTGACGGAGACAGTATTGAAGGCTTTTTGATTGCAGTTGAGCCTAGCACTGTTAACAACGGTTTTGGCTTCGGTTCAATTCAGTGCAAAGAGAACTTCATTGTCAGCAACGCCGGAGCTGGTGCAATCGCTGTCGGTGCCCTTGTAGTAGCTGCCGCACAGCCTGCGGTGGGTACGGCACTGGCTACCGTTGCTTCCGGCCCTTTGACGGGCAACCGGGCCGCCCCTGTACGGGCGGCCGCTGGAGCCGAACTTACGCGACCTTTCTTCAACTGGCGGGTTACTTCCCTGCTGCGAGGGAATGGCGGAGTTGGAACTCAGATTCTAATCGAAAGAATCTAATCAGCCCTTACCTCTAACAACAGCGGAGAAACAGAAATGGAAAGTAGCTTTAAGGTTCAGACAATTGCAGGCTTAGCGGACTGTCCGGTTAGCTTAGAAATGTATCAGGAAGCCGCAGATCGAGAGCTTACCTTGCCGCAGCTTATTAACACTAAGTACGCTACGGCAGAGGGCGCTCCAACTGCTTTCGAGCAGATGTTGGTAACTTCTGGTATCTTCCTCGGTGAGGATAGAACGTATGGGCACCGCTCCCCTACGATGAAGCGAGTACTTGAAGGTGGACCAGAGCTTAACGCTATTGTCCGTCCCGACGGCTCTAACTCCCGTACCCCTGCGGGCCGGGTTCTGTTTCCTTCAGTGATGCTTGAAATGCTGGAATCAGAGCTTCGTACCAATCAGGATTCGTACTTAGGAGCGTTTAACTCCTTAGTTGCGTTTACTCGCAGCATCACTGGCAACAAGTACGAACAGGTGATTGTTAACCACAGCGCTCCTCGTGCAGCTCGCGGACAGCCGATTTCTCAGCTTTCGCGTCCTGATCGTATGCTGACTCTGACCACTAGTGACCGGACTTTCACTATTCCGACTTACTCAATTGGTCTTGAGATTTCAGCTGAAGCAATGCAGGCTGCTACTCTGGACCTCGTTGGACTGGCTATCAGAGAGTACTCGATTGAAGAGCGTGCTGCCGTGGTTGACAAAGACATTGTTGCAATGTCTAACGGAGACGTGGATTCGGGCATGACGGCGCTTCCTGCCGTTACTCTGCAGTCGATTGACGCTTCTGCCAATGCGGTTGGTTTAGTCACCCATAGAGCCTGGGTTAAGGCTCTTCGTCGCAGACACCGGACGATGACGGTCACTGACGTTATCTGTGACATTGACACTTACTTGGCTGTTGAAGGCAGAACCGGCCGTCCGGTTAAAGACACGGAAGCGGCGGTTGACGAGAGGTTGAACACTGTTCCGACTATCTCCATTCCGGGTATTCCTAGAGGTGTCCAGTTCTTTGTTACGGAAGAGTCTATTCTTGGTGCTAACACCATGATTTTGCTTGACCGCAGCAAAGCCATTAGAAAGGTTGTCTACACTGGTGCTTCGTATCAGGCTATCGAGAACTTCGTTATGCGCCGGTCTACTGCTATGCGCATGGATTGGGCAGAGCGTTACGAGAGAGCAGGGTACGATCAGGCTTTCCAGAAGATTACTCTGACCACCGCTTAATAAAATAGTTTTTGTTTCTAAACCGAGGGGGCCTTTATGGCCCCCTCTTAGGAGAAAGGCATGGGAATTTCTACAAACACTTCTGCCCTTAAAGGGGCAGATTCTGCCGCTAAAGTGCCACCTCTTGAGCCTGCTAGGAGACTAGCAAGCCTTAGAGCTACCAAGTTCAATCTGTTCAATCCTTTTCAGATGGTCCACTTCAATACTGCGCTAGGTAGCGAAGTAGTCGAGATTGACAGCTGGAACAAAGTGCAGATGAGTAAAGGGCTGTTGGAGATTTATGACAGCACTCGCCCAGTCGTAGCAGAAGAGGACGACTTAATAGATTCAGACGAGAACTTGAACTAAGGCTAGTATATGAACATCCTCTACAGCAGTATTTCGTCCGTGAGAGCAGTACTAGGTCTAAGCTCGGAAGAGCTTCCTTCAAGTAATGTTGAAGGGCTTGACTTAGCTACTTTAGTAGAACTCGAACTTGACTTAATTTACCCACAGCATCTCATAGTGCATGCTGCTGTAGAGGGTGGTTTAGCTAGCCCGGAACAGGCCAGAATTTTCAAAGTCCTTAAACTGTTTTGCGGCTACCAAGCTGCTGTTTTCTTGCTTCCCCAGCTGCAAATGCTTGTCGTTCAATCCATTTCAGACGGAGACGCAGAGAACAGTAGGTTTTCTCCCAACGATTTAGAAACTATGAAGTATCAGATACGCGGAAGACTGCAGCATGTAAAAGAAATTCTTAACCCTTCAATTGCGATCGCCTCTGGGCTCGTTTCTGTTTTAATAGGCGTGCAGCCTAACTTTGATCCTGTCACTAACGTAGGCGCGTAAAGTGGACATATACCAAACTTCGAGGTTTTTTGATAAGACTCAGTTTGAAGAGTGGAGTTTTGCTCTGTCCGCGTTTAGAAACTTAGGATTTCTAGGCCAGCTTAAAAAAGCTGATAACTTTGTTTCTATATGGAACAGACCTACAAGAAAGAGAATGATATATTCTCAAGTTGACCGCAATCTCACTAGCGGAGTGGTACGACTCCCCTCTACGGGAGAAATCTTCTTAGTAGGCTCAAGCCAAGACGATACCCACTTAAACAAGGGCTACCGTAGAGTCTACAATGCGCACGAGGCCCACGGCCCTGCCACTGTTCTACGTAAAGTACCTGCGGTTAAAGCTCTTGGGGAGTTGGGGTTTGCAACTACCATAACGATAGAAGCCACGTTTGCAGACTACGAATTAAGATCGACTGACAGGATTCTGGATACAAAGTTACTAGGGTACGGAGAGTACTTCTTGTTCCTTCCCAGTAGCTCTGGTGTTGCTGACCTAGACACTGTGACTTTGGGAGGTAAAATCTTCTATGTGTACGAAGTGTATAAAGACAGCGGACTTGTCACTTGCAGAGCTACAGCTAAGCCTGATGACCGCAGAGATGTTTTGTACATAGAGGTAGGGCCTAAAGTCTACGACCCTTTGACTCAAACAGTGTCTTCAACTGAGAGAGTTTACGAGACAACGGCCAGAGTTGTGCCTAAGATGGAACAGACTGACTTTGAGAGCGTTGGTTTAGAAAGTTCGTACAGGATCGTCATGGCTCAGAACTTTATCTCTTATATCCCTAAAGTAGGAAACTTTGTTCAATTCGGCGGGGATAGATACAAAGTCATGAAAGTTATGTCTAACACTCTGGCTGAAGAGTTTATTTTGGACATTGTGTTATGAGTCTAAGCAGCAACAAAAGATACGCGGCTCGGCTGGTCAAAGCAATAGACCAAACTCCAAGGTTTCTAATAGCGTACACAGGGCTATTTTTCTATCAAGAAGTAGTTAAAGCGCACATAAGCGGAGAGCTTGGAGGGTTTGACTCTGGTCAGGGAGCGCTTAACTGGAGGCTTAAGTTCTACTCAGCCAGCGTAAAGAAGAGAAAGCCTAAAGTAATGTGGGGCTATAGGTACAAAGGGAAAGTAGTAAGACCGAAATCTCCTGCAGGCTACAAGAGCCAGAGAGGCGGGATAAGCTCAAAAGCTCTTAAGCCTGTAGTTCTTTCCTACTTAATTGAAGAGTCGATGAAAGCCTTTGTGAGCAGGCCGAAAGGCTTTACTTCTTTTGTTGTGTATAACCCTATCTCAAAGAACTTTCCGGGATTTGAACCCGGCTCTCCAGTATGGTATGTTGATAACGTCTTCGGGGAAATGACTAGCTCGACCTTGGGCATGCTGCTCAAGAGAGCAAAAGCTAAGGCGGAAGCCACGGTACTCGGAATTTTAACGGGCGACGTTAAATGACTACTTTAACTGAAGTCCATTCCTTAATAGACCAGCAAACAATCGCAGAGTTTTTACCCCAGTTCACCGTAGTCTTTGATAACGTAAGCGAGCAGGAGGCTTTTGAAGGGGTCTTGCCTTTCCTCAAGCAAACAGTGGTCTTCAGCGAGTTTGCTCAGTTTGAACTTGGAATTCCAGAGAACCAAAGGATATACGGGACTTTGATGTTTTTCATTTACGTGAAACAAGGTACAGGCTCTGGGGCAAAAAACTCTGTACTAGAAAAAATAGTTAGTAGGTTTAGAGGAAAGCAGTTTTCTAATGGGCTTACTACTTTGTCAGTGACTGCCAGTGCGGAAGGAGCAAGACAAAACTGGAATGTAACTGCTGTTGAAGTCCCGTTTTATTTCCACAACTTTTGAGGTAAAAACATGTCCGCTTTCGCTTCCGCCAACCGCGTTTCTCTCTTCAGCGTCAAGGAGACTTTGTGGGGGGTTACTCCGGCTTCTCCAGCACTGCAGCAGCTTCGATACACTGGTGAGAGTCTCGATGACTCCATCACTACTGAGAAGTCTCAGGAGATCAGAGATGACCGAATGGTGTCTGACCTGATTGTAACTGACTCGTCTCCTAGTGGCTCCTTCGACATGGAGTTCTCCGCTAGCACTTTTGACAACTACATCTCTTCGGCCCTTATGTCGTCTTGGTCTGCTACCCTAAACATTGTGGGAGTTGCGGGAGACATTTCCACGGCTACCACTCCGTCAGGCCCCCACTTAACTTCTACTACTGCTGGAAAGTTTACAGCAATCGTACAAGGCCAGTGGATTAGACTTGCTGGATTTACCGGCACTGTTAACAACTTTTATCAGGTAGTTGAAAAAGTCAGCAACACGGCTTTAAGACTTTTCCCGGTGCCTACAGCCATTCAGACTCCCGCCGGAACTGCTGCTGTAATTACAGGTTCTATGTGCCGCAACGGCGTTACTGAAGAGTCCTACACTCTCGTCAAAAAGTTTAACGACACTACTCCGGTTAACTTTCATATTTTCCGGGGTATGAGAGTCGGAGGCATTTCCTTGGAAATGAGCACTGGCTCTATTTTGACTGGCGCTGTTAACTTTATCGGCCGCACTGCTACGATGGTCGATGTTGCAATTTCCGGCTCTACTGAAGTTCCTACCACTGCAACCGAGGTAATGAACTGCGTCACTAACATCCGCAACATTATCCAAGACGGCACGGCACTCGGAGCTGAAGGCTCTATTATGTCACTCTCCCTTGAGATTGATAACCAGCACCGAGAGCAGAAAGGAATCGGCGTTTTAGGTAATGTCGGCGTTGCGGCTGGTCAGCTTATGGTCAATGTTTCTGCTAGCCAGTACTTTGAAAATAAGGCTCAGGCCGATAAGTTCAAGGCTTCGGAATCTTTTGCCTTCTCTTACCGCATGCAAGACAATGCAGGTAATAGCTACATCGTTACTCTGCCGCGTTGCAAGTACGAGGACTTCACGGCCAACTCGTCCCAGCTGGATTCGGACGTGATGGCAGAGACGACGTTCACCGCCTTGCGCGATCCGGTCTCTCTTTGTATGATTCAGATCGACCGCTTCGCTGCTCCGTAAGGCGTAGCCTATCTGCCAGAGTAAGGGCGCGATCCGCCTCTAATTGCCGATGCTCCCGGCTCTCTGGCAGACTTTTTTATTAGGAGCGAAACTCAACAGGAGCTACACAATGAGCAGCGAATTTTTTGACGTTTCAAACTTGGTTACTGACGAAACCAAAGAAGTTGCAGGAGTCTGGAAAGACTTGTCCTCTAATGCCAAAGTGAAGATTGCCCGCTGGGGCAACACTGAGTTTACTCGCGCCCTTCGCCGTAAGTTCAAAGCGAATCGCGTTATCATGGAAGCTGACGACGACATTTCGGAGAAGGTTTCTACTGACCTTATGATCGAAGTGATGGCCGATACCATCCTGAAAGACGTTCAGGGCCTGGGGTTTCAGGGCAAACTTATCGAAAAGTACACTCCTGAGATTGGCCGAAAGCTTCTTCAGATTAAAGATTTCCGAGACAAAATTAAGGGAATCGCTGAAGATACCGACGCTTACCTTGCTGGGAAAGAGGAAGCGTTGGTAAACGTGTAAAGGAAGCTGTCAAATGGCAACTTGTTTGGGGAAAAGAGAAAGACAATTTAGTTAACATGGCTAAGATATCTGGTAAGCTTCCGCCAGCTCTGCAGTCCCAGCCAGAAATTGACCCAATACTAGTTCCATACTTTAGAGCCTTTTTCAGTCTTAGCAGCGTTCGCGGTAACAGCATGGGGGCGGAGCTTCCTCTAACTCCTTCTGAGATACTAGCTTACGCAACTATTCATTGCTTTCTAGAGGACTTGCAGTTTTTCTACCGGGTAGTTACCGAGAGTGATTCTGTTTTCTTTGAACATTTAGCTGAAAAACAAAAAGCTAAGGGCTCTACAAAACCTAAGAAATCTTCCGGCCAAAGAAAGTAATTGAGCCCCCTATTCAGGGGGCTTTTCTTTTTGTACCATGTACGCATACTCCACCGCAAGGGCTTCTTAAATGAGTCAGCAAGGCTTTGAAGTTGATGTAAGCGCTGAAAAAGGCATTCAGGCCGTTCAGAGGCTTAATGCCGAAATTTTGGCAATCCCTGACAAGATTGATAAGGCGGCTAAGCAGATTAAAAAATCTGATTTCGGAGTGTCTGGAATCAGAGAAGAATTTAAGAGCTTAGGTAAAAGCATTCAAGATGACCTAAAAGGGATGATTAAGTCTGACCCTTTCAAGGTGCTTTCTGGAAGCACCAAAACTTTTACTGCTTCAGTAAAGGCAGCTAATAAAGAAATATCCGCTATGTCCGTTAGCTTAGAAAAGCTAGCTGGAATGAAAATGGGACCTCTTACCGGGGTCTTTAAAGCGGCTGAAGCCGCTAAAGCAAGAAAAGAGCTGGGGGAGCTGGCTAAGGAACAAGAGAAAGTAGCTAAGGCTTCTAAGGAAGCAGGGGATGCCATTGCCTCTAGCTCCAAGGCTGCAGAGACAGGTGCCATAGTCTTGTCTAAGGCTATAAAAGGAAGCATGACTGCTTCTCTGGACAACACAGCTGCTAAGCAAAAAGAACTGCAGGTGATGAAGCAGCAGGAAGAAGCTTCTAAGCGTCAAGCTCAGATAGAAGCTTTGGTTCCGAAGATCAAAGAGGCGGGAGCCGTAGCTCAGAAAAAGTATCTTGAGCAAGTAATTCTTTCTAATTCGGCAGAAAAAGCTGGGCTTGTTTCTAAGCAAGAGTTGTCTAGGTATCTGCTATTGTTGCAGGCTAACTACAAAACGTCGGGTACTGCAGCCGAGCTTCACACTAGGAAGATTACAGAAGCTAATTCGCAGTATGGAAAGACCAAAAGTCAGCTTATGTCTTTGATTCCTGGATATGACTTACTAGGGTCTGCAGCTAAAAGGTTTTCACACAGACAGGCAGGGATTTCTGCCGACATTGCTGTTGTTGGTGATTCTTTTAAGAAAGCTTTAACTCCTATGGAAACTTTTGGGTCTAAAGTAGCAGCCTTAACTCGCTTGCAGAATCACTTTGTTCAGACGAACGGAAAAGTAGGACTCTCCCAGCATCAGGCAGCTGAGTCGCTTAAAGTTTTTTCTTTGGAGCTTGTGAAAGCCACGAAAGGGAGACTGGACTTTAACTCTGCGCTTAAAGGGAGTGAGGCCGCTTCTGTTGCTGAAAAGACCAGACTGCAGGAACTTGCAAAGATAGTTAAAAATGATTTAGTCACTTCTTACGATAAGTTCAGGCAGCAGCTTAGAGACTTAATTAAGCTGAAGAAAGAGGGCTCGATATCCACTGACCAGTACAAAGATAAAGTTCTCCAGCTAAGAAATGCTCTCAACGCTAATGCTTCGGAAGCTCAGAAGTTTTTAATTAAGCTTAGAGAGCAAAATGCTGCCTTTGCTGAGGGCGGTAGGTTCGTGGCTGAAAGACTACAAGGGTTCTCCAAGCTGACTTCTACTCAGCAGGCTGCAGTGAGGACCGAAAAAGAATTAGCGGATGCTATCTTACTTTCTGGTAAGTACACCAAAGAAAGTTTGAGCATTACTCAGCAGTACTCGAACATACGTAAAGCCCTGCAGACCGTCGAGAGGTCAGGAGCTGCAACCGCTGACCAGTATGCGGCAGCCCTCGCTAGAGTTAACTTAGAAGAGGACAAGGCTCTACGTAAAGCAGGCGAGCTGCTGTCAATGCGTCAGCGCTACGCCCAAGCAGTGACCAAGGGCCGGCAAGAAGTCGATACCTACCTCAATTCTCTTATAAGAGAGAATAGTGCGTTTGGTAAGTCGAACATAGAAGTTCTTAGGTCCTCGGATGCTTGGAGTAAGCTTTCTGTCGCTAAAAGGCGTGCTCTTGAAGTAGCCTATAAAAATAATGAAGGATTGAAGCAGGAAGCTAGTCTTTCTAAGTTTGTCGAAGACCAGCTGAGAAGAACTACCACAGCTGAAGAAAGGTACGCCCAATCGCTTGCCAAGCTGAACCAAGCTAGGATTGGCGGAAAAGTAAACACCGAACAGTACACTAGAATAGTAAAAGGCTTAAACTCAGAGCTTGATATCGGCAATGGGAAGATGGGCGCAATGCTCCCCAGAATGGGAGGAATGTCGTCAAGCTTTAGTGTGCTTAATCAAAGCACTTCAGCCTTCCGCGCCGCGCTTATGGGAGCTAACCTAAGCTTCGGTATCTTTACTGGATCGACAATCGCTGCAGCTGCCGCTGCGTTTACTCTGTCTAAAGCTTTGTCTTTCTCTGTTAAATCTGGTGCTGGGTTTGAAGCCAAGTTCGAGCGAGCTGCTATCATCATGGGAGAGTATAGCTCTCAGATGGACGAGTTTGGCAGCAACGTAAGCCACGCCGGCAAAATGCTTAAAGAAAGAATAATCGACCTTGCTGAGGTAACTCAGTTCGGAGCTAACGAAGTTGCAGAAGCTGCAACTGTCATGGCTCAGGCCGGTTTCAATACTACTCAGGTAATGGCTGGCCTTGCCCCTACGCTAGATTTAGCAGCGGTAGGAATGATAGGAATGGCAGAGTCTGCCGACATTTCTTCAAACATGATGTACATGTTTGGTAAGAGAGCTTGGGAGCTGGACAATGTAGCTGACGTTTTAGTTACTACTGTTACTAATGCCAACTTAAACCTTTCTCAGCTTGCTAACACCATGTCCTACGCTGGTGGTGCTGCTACAGCCGCTGGGGTTGAACTTGAAACTGTGTCTGCAGCTATTGGCGTCTTGGCTAATACTGCGGCGCTCAAAGGCTCGAAAGCAGGTACAGCTTTAAGAACTGCTTTCCTTAACCTCGTCGCTCCGACTAACAACGTAAGGGAAGCTTTTAAGCTCATAAAAGTTGACTTAGACGCTTTCACGCAGGGCGGGCAGCTGCAGTTTATTCCTTTGCTGAAAGCTATAAGAGACAGTGGCGCTAGCATGACAGCTCTTAAGGGCATCTTTCTTAAGACGGGCATACAGGGTGGTCTGTCGATGGTCAAGTTCGTTGACCAGATTGAAGCCTTAGAACTTAAGCTTAGGGGCGCTAACGGCGAAGCTAGAAAAATGGCTGAGCAGTTAAGAGAAAATCTTAACGGAGAGATGGAAAAGCTTCGCTCTCTCATGGAGAGCGTGGCCGTAGACGCCTTTGATTTGTTTGGTAACGATCTCACCAGTCTAATCAAAAAAGTAAACAGTCTTATAGAAGAGAACAGAGTAAGAATAGTTAGCGTAATTTCGTACATAGCTGACTGGGGTCAGTCCATTGCTAACTTTTTCCTAAACTGGGGCGGAAGCCTTGCCAAGTTTCTCGGGTACTTAACTGCATTCTTAGTGTTAAGGTCTGCTATAAGCGCTATCGTTGGAATTTTCGCTGGAATGGTGGGATACCTTTCAGCTCTCCAGACCAAGATGCTCGCTACGGCCGGTGCGTCTGCTTCTGCGGCTGCAGGGCACGACAGGCAAAGCTCTGCGCTGTTCAGGCTCGCAGTAAACGCCAGAACGGCCGAGAGAGCTATGATTGCCCTTACCTTGGCTCAGGGCATGGCCGGAGCAGGCGGCGCGGCCAGCGCGGTCAGGGCTGCAGGGGTTTCTTCAGCGATAGGCGGCACAGCTCTTCTTAGACAGGGAGGATCGTTTGATTCGGCTAGACAAGCTGCGGTTGCGTCAGGCGCTGCTTCAAACATCGCCATAGCTTCAGCAGGCGCTTTGACTCTTACTTCTAGACTGGCTTCCGCTGCTGGCTGGCTGCTAAAAGGGCTGACTTTTTTAAGCGGATGGGGCGGGCTTATCCTTGGGATAGTCGCTCTTCTCTCAGGTCCGATCATAGACGCCTTAGTAAACGTAGAAGATCAGGTTAAAGAAGTCAGAGACGCATTTGACGATTTCAAAAAACTGGCAGAGAAAAGCACTTACGGAGATTCTCTGTTAAGCGCAACTTCTTTAATGTCCACTAGAGAGCTTGAAGACCAGTATCAGAAGCTTGTAGCCAGTAACCAGCTTAAAAGAAAAGAGATTGAAGCCGCGCAGACTAAGGTTCTTGGGCTTGAAAGAAAGCACCTTGCCCAAGTTGCTAACCTTAAAGCTGCCTATATGGCAGACGGGTTCATGGGAGAAGCCGAAGCTCAGGCCGCCGCAGAGAGAAGTTCTCTTAAAGGAAGAGACTTTGAAAGGACTGCCCTTACCGAAAAGCTTAATTTCCTAAGAGCAGCAGGAAGTGAGCAAACTGAAATCATGCGTCAGCTTGCTATAGACATAGAAGCTTACGCTATCGTAGATAAAGCAGACAGCCTTAAAGCCATAGAAGAGTACTTTGCCGCTGCCATAGAAAGAGCTGTAACTTTTGCTGAAAACATGAAAAAGCTGGGACTGGGTAAACTGTTTAATCTAGATGAGCAGCTTAAAAGACTGCTCGATGTTCAGGCGTCAGCCATGATTAGGGCTGGGGTAGAAAACAAGCCGGAGCTTAACGATGTAGACAACTCCGAAAACGACGCCGCCATTAGTGCTTCGATAAATTCTTTGAAGCAGTACTTAGACGCCTACGAGAAGGCTACTGATGGGGTCGCAGAGCATAATCAAAAGATAAGAGAAGCTGTTGAGCTGCAGAAGTTCCTCGGTCAAGGGTCCGCTGAACTTTCAAATATACTAAAAGACTACGGGTACTCTGCCAAGGAAGCCGGAGAAGCAATTAACTTTGTTAAAGACCAGAGCATAACCGACTATCTCGTAGACGGTCTTGCTAATCTTGACCCTAGATTTAAAGAGTTCAACAAGGAAATTGCTTCCGCTAGTACGGAGTCTCTTACCTTTGAGCGCGCTATGGAGCTGATGAACGAGTCTATTCTTAGGCTTGAACCTTCGGCCAGGGCCGGGGCTAATGCCCTTCTTCAGGGTCTTGTTCCTGCTATATATAGAGTTACCAGCGGATCTACTGAAGCAGAGAAAAGCTTTCAGAGCCTTAGAGAGAAGACTGAAGCCGACTGGACTAAGTTCGCTCCCCTAGAAAGCATAGAAGCTCAGATTCAAAAGTACATTGCGTCTTCTAACCTTTTGGCAGCTAACGACGGAGAAGTAGTTAAAACTACTTTGTACCGTGCTGCGGCCATGCGCATATACGGTTCGGCGCTTGAAGATAGCTTTACTGTAGAAGAGAAGCTGGCTGAGGCTAGAGAAGTAAATAATCAGTTTGCGGGGCTTTCTGTAGATATCTCGAAAAGACTTGGCAAAGCTTACGGAAAGATGTATCAAGACTCTCCAGTAGGAATGCTTGAAGAAAGTAACGAACAGCTTAAGGTTCAGATTTCTCTGTTTGGAGAAGGTGCCGAGGCAATAGAACTTTATAGAGCTGCTGTTGAAGCCAGCGGGGGTGACCTTAAAGACTTGCAGGCAAACTTCATAGCGACTAAAAAAGCCAACATGGAGTTGACCAGAGAACTTCAGCAGATGGAGGAAGTTAGAGAAGTGTTTAGGTCGGCTGTTGACGACTTTGCTAACATCTGGTCCGACGTGTTTACCGGAGGAATCAAAAGCTTCAAAGACTTTGCTTCTAGAGTTAAAGATTCGTTTAAGAAGCTGATAGCCGATTTGATCTATATGGCTATCAGAAATAACTTAATGAAGACTTTGCTCAATGAGGGGAGCGGGAACAGCCAAGGCTTTTTTGCCGCTGTAGTTCAAGGGTTCTCTTCCATGTTTGGAGGGGGACGCGGAGCTTCAAGTTCCGGCAGCGGAGGAAATGCCGGTTCTGGTTCTGGCGGCTTTGGAGCTTTGATCTCCAGTGGTATTCAAGCAATGACCGGGAATAATGCAACTTCCGGTGGTGGCGTGTTTGGTTCTACTAACTTTCTCGGAGAGCTTTTCGGCAGTTCTAGAGGGGCTCAAGGACAAGGGACTTCAGGAGCTGGAGGACAGGCGGGCTCTGGTTCTAGTGCTCAGAGCCTAATCCAGCTGGGCCAGCAGGCGTACAAAGGCTATAAGTGGGCCAGCGGCTTTTTCGGTTCTGGCGCAGTTTCAGGTGGCATCAGCGGAGGTGCTTCTTTAGCTAGCTCTGCTGGTGTCAATATTGGTGGGTATCAGATAGGAGCTTTCGGAACTCAGG